GTGTCTACCCAATGGATATCATGGAAAAAGAGGTAGGACGATACAACAAAGAATTCATTAAGAAAAATCGTGCATATGGGGAACTGGGTCATCCAGATGGCCCTACTATTAATCTTGAGAGAGTTAGTCATATGATTACTTCTCTAGAGAAAGATGGTGACAATTTTGTCGGTAAGGCAAAAATAATGAATACTCCAATGGGTAATATAGTTAAAGGACTGTTGAATGATGGTGCTAAACTAGGCGTGTCCAGTAGGGGTATGGGGTCAGTATCCCAGAAAAACGATGCACAATATGTCCAGAAAGATTTCATGCTTGCAACTGCAGCTGATATCGTGGCAGACCCTTCTGCACCAGATGCTTTTGTAGATGGTATTATGGAAGGTGTTGAGTGGATAAATGAAAGCGGTGTAATTAAAGCCGTAGAGATTGAATCATGGAAAGACCAGATTCGACAAACCAAACAGCGCCAATTGGATGAGAAGAAATTAGAAATTATGAAAAGTTTCTTCTCTAAACTATAAAAGTTATAAATACATAGTAAAGAACAAATAATTCGTTCTTAATTTGTAATTATAGAAATTTACATAGGGGATAAACACATGTCAGATGAAATTAAAAATCAAGACGAAGTAATGGAAGCGTCAGCTCCTGTTGCTAATAAGGGTGTTGTTACTCCAGAAAAAGACCCAGAGAAATCTTCTCTTGCATCTGTTGATAAAGCAGGTGATGCTACTAAACCTAGCAAAAAGAGAAAAGGTGATAAAGACCAAAAAGATGCACCTCAAAAATTATCAGCTTCTTATAAAGAAGATACAGATAGTGAAGAGGAAATCGTAGTTGAAGATTTAACTAAGATGGAAGCATTAAGGAAAATCATTGAAGAACTCAAAGGTTTTGAAAAGGAAGACATCCAGTCCTTAGTCAATGAAATGATGAAGAAAGATGACGAAGATGAAGACGATGAAGATGAAGATGAAAAATCTGAGTCAACAAAGGCTGACCTTCTAAAGAAAATTGCTGAACATTTCAAATCAGAGGACGAAGAAGTTGTGAAAGAATCTTTAACTGCAATCTTAGAAGCATCTCATAAAGATGACGAAGAAGATGAAGACGAAGAAGAGATGGATGAAGCTACTAAGAAAGAAGCTTCTGACGAAGATGACGAAGACGAAGACGAAGATGAAAAATCTGAATCTTACGACATGTCAGACGACATCGATGCTCTAGTCGGTGGTGAAGACCTTTCAGAAGAATTCAAATCAAAAGCAAAAACAGTTTTCCAAGCTGCTGTATCTGCAAAAGTTAGTGAAATCAAAGAAAACCTTGAATCTCAAAAGAGAGACGAGATTGTTGAAGCATCTAACGAACTTAAAGAAGAGTTAATCAATAAGGTTGATTCATTCTTAGGTTATGTTGCAGAAGAGTGGGTTAAAGATAACGAACTTGCAATTGAAAGAGGACTTAAGTCTGAGTTAACAGAAAACTTTATACAAGGACTTAAATCATTATTTGAAGACCATTATGTTGAAGTTCCAGACGACAAATTAGATGTTGTTGACGAACTTGCAAGTAAAATCGAAGAAGTAGAAGCTAAACTAAATGAAGAAGTTTCTAAAAACATCGATTTATCTCAAGAAAGAGATGAACTTGTTAGAACACAAGTGGTTGGACAGGTTTCTAAAGACCTCACTGAAAGTGAAGTCGAGAAACTTACAAAGTTAATTGAAGACATCGACCAAGATGAAGATTTTGAGTCTAATGTTAAAACAATTAAGGAATCTTACTTTAGTGACTCTAAAGAGACATTACAGTTAGATGAAGAAGTGGTTAGTGATAGCGATGAAAATACTTCGACCAAGGTAAACCTTGACCCAAGTATGGCTGCATATTCTGCCGCATTAGGAAAAGTTGACCCTAACAAATATAGATAGGTCAATTTTAAATATTAACACTTTTTAAAAATTAAGGGGATACATAAAATGTTTATGTCAGAAACTTTACAAGAGAAGTGGCAGCCAGTATTGAGTCATCCAGATTTACCAGAAATCACTGACCCATACAAAAAAGCTGTAACTTCTGTGGTTCTTGAGAACCAAGAAAGAGCCTTTAACGAAGAAAATGGAATCCAAGGATTAACTGAGGATGCACCAATCAATAACGCTGGTGGCGCTGTTGGTGGAACAGGTGTAGACAACTGGAATCCTATTCTAATTTCTTTAGTTCGTAGGTCTCTTCCAAACCTAATCGCATACGACATCTGTGGTGTGCAACCAATGACTGGCCCTACAGGATTAGTATTCTGTATGAAGGCTAGATATAACGATAATACTTCAAGACTTGCTATGTCCGAGGCATTATTCAACGAAGCTGATACTGATTTCTCAGGCTCAGGAACACAAGCAGGTACAGACCCATTCGGTGATGCAGCTGCTTATGCAACTGGTACTGGTATGACTACTGGTGCGGCAGAAGCAAAAGGTGACAGTGCGTCAAACGCATTTGCATCTATGGCTTTCACAATTGAGAAAGCAACTGTTACTGCTAAGTCTAGAGCTCTTAAAGCTGAATACACAATCGAACTTGCACAAGACCTTAAAGCAATTCATGGTCTTGACGCTGAAACAGAACTTGCAAATATCTTATCTGCTGAAATCTTAGCTGAAATCAACAGAGAAGTTGTAAGAACTGTTAACTTGCAAGCAAAAGCTGGTGCTCAAACTGGTGTTGCTAACGCAGGTAGATTCGACCTAGATGTTGATTCATCTGGTAGATGGTCAGTTGAGAAGTTCAAAGGCATGCTTTTCCAAATTGAGAGAGATGCTAATGTAATCGCAAGAGAGTCAAGAAGAGGAAAAGGTAACTTTATCCTTTGTTCTTCTGATGTAGCTTCTGCATTGTCAATGGCAGGAATGCTTGACTATGCTCCAGCACTTAACACTGAATTAACAGTTGACGATGCTGGTAACACTTTTGTTGGTGTTCTAAATGGTAAGTACAAAGTGTACATTGACCCATATTACACTCTTGACCCAGTAAGTGGTCACAACAACGAAGGTTACATGACAGTCGGTTATAGAGGTTCAAACCCATATGACGCTGGTGTTTTCTATTGCCCATATGTTCCATTACAAATGGTTCGTGCAATTGGTGAAAACTCTTTCCAACCTAAGATTGGTTTTAAAACAAGATATGGAATGATATCTAACCCATTCGTGGGAAGCGCTCCTAGTGATGGTCTAGCTTCAGCTGGTTCAAACTTCTACTACAGAAAGGTTGAAGTAGAAAATATTCTATAAACCTAAAGTCGTAGACTTTTCTAAAAGGGACTCTTCGGAGTCCCTTTTTTTATTCTTATAAATATAAATGGTATTCAGTCGAATACCATCGTTCACTGTAGAAATACAGCGGAAGTAGGTAGATAGGAAAACCTCTTTCATATTGAAAGGCAAGCTAAGTACCCCATGTGAGGGAACAGAGACCGACAACTAACCGAAGGAACGCGTTGAGAAGGGTGTATGTCGTAAGACATATGTACGAAATCGAAACGAAAACTGGAGGCAGTGATGACTACTTATAGAGGTATCAAAGTCACCAAAGAAAATTTACATATTGAGAAATCAAAACCTCAATCTGGAATTTACAGAGGTGTCAAACATGATGCAATCAAGTCAGTATCTTCGAAAGGTTCTAAAGAAGGAATCTATCGTGGAACTAGACATGTTGCATAATTAATGGAAGGGGAGTGTCAAAACTCCCTTTCTTATTTGTATAAATACTAGTATGACAAATAGACAAATAACAACTGCATCGTGGGCTGGTAATCTTCCAGATAATTTATCTTATCTTGCACCAACTCAATTTGAACTATTAGTTAAAAAACTACCTAATACAAAATACTTTTCAACTGGTGTTAATGTACCATCTGTAGCTGTTGCAGAGATACAACAACCTACTAATCTGGGTTTAAATGTAAAAATTCCTGGCGATAAACTTAATCTAGGTGAAATAACTGTTACTTTTATTGTTGATGAAAATATGGAAAACTGGACTGAGTTATACACATGGATGTCTCAACTTACTAGTTCTACAGACCCAGAGAAGTTTAGAAGTCTTGTAGGTGCAAATAGAAGAGCAGATTTACCATATGATGGTAGTGGTGATTACGATGCATTGTATTCAGATATGACAATCGTAGTGACTACAGCTGCAAATAATCCCAATAGATATATAAGAATAGAAGGTGCATTTCCTACATCGTTAGGTGAAATTACAATGGATACTACTGTAGCAGGTGGTTTATCATATGTAACTTGTACTGCATCTTTCCAATTTACAAACTTTGAAATAGCATCCACATCATAAAATAAGTGGACAAATACCAGTTTAATGGTATAATTATAGTATGACATTAGAACAAATACAATCTATGTGGAAGGAAGATTCTGTAATCGACCAAATCGATTTAGATAAGGCATCTTTACAGACACCCTCTCTACATGCAAAATATCTAGAACTCCTAAACGAAAAGAGACTATCTCTTAAATCGTATGAGGTCAAGTATAATCAACTTTTAAAGACTAAGTGGATGTGGTACACTGATAAGTTATCTAAAGAGGAAATAGATGACTTAGGGTGGTCTTACGACCCATTTGATGGGTACAACAAACCTTTAAAGTCTGATTATAGTTATTACTTCAATGCAGATAAAGATTTGTCCGATATGAAACTAAAAGTCGAATATCTTACAGAGTGTGTAGATGCTTTGAAAGAGATACTAAATATTATCACATGGAGACATCAATCAATAAAGAATGCAATTGATTGGTTAAAATTTACTAACCCAGCTGGTTAATACATTATGCCCTCATTTCTTCCAGAACCTTTAATCATACAGTCTCGTGCAATATCACCAGATATATGTAATGAAATTATACAGTTGGGTTTAGAAAAATCTGAATTAAGTTTTGGACAAATTGGTGGTGGTGATGATGGATTTGAAGAACATAAAACTCGTAAATCTGGTGTGGGATGGATGGATAGAAATGCAGTACTCTCAGATGGTAAATCATTATTTGACCACATTACACCAGTAATTAGAGATGTTAATTCAGAATCTTTTAAGTTTGATTTAAATTATCATGAATCATATCAGTTTACAGTATATAAAGCAC